AAAAATATATATTGGGTAAATGTTTTTTTGCGAAATGTAGTTCAACTAATTACGACGAATGTATAACATTATCAAATAACTATTTAGAAGAGGTAATTAAGTCACTGAATGCGGAACATTTTGACTCCGGTAACGCTGATATTGATTTATGTTGTGCCATAAAAGCAAAACTATTTGTACAAGGGAAAGGGTATTTCAGTAAGTTGATAGTAGAAACAAGAAAAAAATTAAATTTGGAAAATATCGAAACACATTGCGAAAGTATCTAAACACGTTGCTGTTAGCGTTATTATGTTATGATGCGTACAAACCTACATATTAACAGTAAACGTGTGAAGTATGTGTTGATTCGCATCCCAAAAATCTGTGCGCACTTTTGTTCCGTTATCTATAAACGTATGCGTTGTGAAGCCGGTAACGATTTTACTCCATATGCTTTTTACTTTGTGTTTTTTATATTTGAATTGCGTCGATTCGTCGTGCAACTTTACAAACGAATGTCCAGTAGAGCCTATTATTACCATACCCGCAGCACCAGTTGTTATGTATTTTGATTCTCCATCTATCGAGTATTGTTCTAAATTATGGTTGTGTCCGTTTAGGTACAAGTGGACACGACTGCTGTTTAAAATCGACTGAAAATCTTCCGCATCTATTTCGTCGGCTTTATGGTGTCCTAAAACAAATACCCATTCGTTGGATGGAATATCGGAAAGCGTCGCATTGAACCAGTCAAGCTGTGCCTTACAGTCTTGCGCGAGAATATTTTCATGAAACATGCATTCTTCAACAATCGGCGAACATGTGGGATATTGTGTACCACATGGGTCCCATTTTGCTCGATCTTCGCCGCGATAGTCATTTACGCACGGATTTGTATCTAGTACAATAATGTTCAAAGGGATATCCAAAGGAGTATTCGAACCAGTGGATGAAAGAATAACACGGCGATGATAATATCGGTCGTCCATTATCCATTGCGGAATCGTCTTGTTTAATTCTAACTGTGCCGCCGGATTAAAACCATAGTCATGGTTACCAAGCGCATTATACCATGGTAAACTAATATTCCCAAACAAGTTGACATAATCTTCACTTATTTGTGGGTCGCTCGTGTTCTGAATCCCGCAGTAGTAGAAATTGTCGCCTGTATTTAAAACAAGTTTTGGTTTATATTGCGATTCATACGTTGTCATAGCACGAGCAGTGTTTTCGGCGTTTCTTAAATGATAGCCACCGAGTGCGGCTGACCCCCAATCTCCTAAAGAGATGATATTAATATCGCGGGTGCTATCTTGGGTGCTAAGGTGCGGTGTATAACGCGGTAGCATGTCTATGGGTAATGCCGATGCTGACGCCACCGCATACAACAAAAACGGAATGAAAAGAGGAAAAGAGTTATTTTTTTTCATTTATCTAAACGGAGAAAAGTATTTTTGGTGGGAGGGGTGACAGTAGATTTTTGGAATTATTATATCTTATAGTCATTTCTCTAAATAACTATGAAATATTGATTATGAGATATGGGTTATAGATGAACTAGTAAAAAGTGGGAGTTGTTTTACATTTCTTACCATTTGCTGAATTACAATTCAGTAAAGAACTTTTTGGATTAAATCCTTTAAGTTTCAACATCTTTATTAGTTTATTTTTATTTGCAAAACCTTTTATTTTTAGTGGTTTAAAATCTTTACCGTAAATGACATAACAACGATCTTCAAGATTCGTCATGGTGGTATATATTTTAATAATATTTTATAATTTTACATGTATATAAATGTTTTTCACCTAAATTTACGATAACGTCTTGTTTTTGACGCATGACGGTTTTTACGACGACGAGTCATTGAAGCACCACCTCCACTCCTATCTGCTTTTGGTGACCTTGGCGACCTTGGTGACCTTGGTGACCGTTTTTTTGACGAAGAAGAAGAAGTTGATGAACCCGATGAACTGGATGAAGGTGTTTTTGAACGCTGTCTTGGTGGTGCTGTAATCGCCAGTACCCTTCTTGATGCCATTGCTCTTGCCGCTGCTGCCGCTGCTGCTGATTGTCTTGCTGGTTCTTCTTGTAGAAAAAATTTAGGACCTCTTTGTCCGGTAACTTTATTAAGAAGATGATTTGCTGCATCCATGTATGGCAAATAACGCGCGCGTCCTGAAAATAATCTAGGTACTAATGTTCTTTCTACTCCACGCATTAAAGCCATTTCGTTTTGTCGTTTAGTAGTTAACACACTACAATCCCATAAAATAGCTGTTTTACCGCTATTACCGGATGCAAGAAGTCTACCATTTGGATGAAACGCGACAGAGTGAACAGGTTTATAATTTCCAGTAAGTGTTGCCATACAAACTACCGATGTTTCATCGGGTAAAAGTCGCCACAACTTGACGGTTTTGTCATGGCTTCCAGACACAATAACCGGTGCAGTTGGATGAAATGCGACAGAAGATACCGCTTTTTCGTGCTCTTTAAGAGTTGCAATACAGTCAATACGCATCACATTATACCAACGCATCATATCGATACTATTTGGATTACTTCCTAGTGAAACCATTGAACGCTTATTGTAAATTATCTGCCACAATTTGACATCTTGACTGTCACCTGTTACTAAAATAGGCAATGTCGGATGAAATGCAACAGAAAAAACATTTCCTCTACTACAGTTCATATCCCCCAACCATGATACTTTGTTGTCGGGGGAAAGTAACCATAATGTTGCCTTACTATTACTACCAGCAGTTACGATAAAAGGTTCTGATGGATGAAACGCAACACAGTTAACGGAAGGATGACTTTCACCATTATCACGCCAATTATCATTCATTAAAGTTAATGTTGTATAGTCAGGTGATAACTGCCACAACTTTGGAAAATCCATGAAACCACTTGTAACAATAAATGGTTTGCTTGGGTGAAATGCGACACAGGAAACACCATACCTTTGCACATTTGTAGTTGATAAACACATGTATGTATTTGTATCCCACAATTTCACATCGTTATCCATGCTACCAGATATAAGAATATTAGCTGTGGGATGAAACGCGACAGATTTTACCTCACTATGGTGACCTACAAGAGTCGCTACACATTCTTGTGAATTTGTGTTCCATAGTTTCACGGTGCCGTCTTCGCTACCAGTTGCAAGAAGGGGCGAAGATGAATGAAATGCTACAGATAAAACACCTTTGATGTGCCCTTCTAAAATTTGTATAATAGGAATTTTACTTCTTTTATGAGACATATGTATGATTTTTTATTATATATTATATAATTAGTATTATATATTTTAATAATATTTTATAATTTTACATGTATAAATATGTTTTTCACCTAAATTTGCGATAACGTTGCGTTATTGCACTTCATATGAAAACTCTAAAAAATCCCAAAAATAATTATCCTCTAATGGACCCTTATGGTATATATCTTTGCGCATCTTTTCGGGCGTACAGTTATTTTCCTCTATATTTTTCATTTTTAGTTTGTATATACGAACATCGTAATAATAAATATTATTTTTATATTCAATACGCACTTCCACGATATCGTCGTCTACGCGTGACTCTTTTCTAAGGGGACTATCGTGTAAATTTTTTATATTAAATTTATAACGAAAAATTTGTTTATCATCGTTGCTATTAAATATATCTTCATGTATATCTTCGTAGTAGTTAAATGAATTTTTGTCTATAGCTGGTCGCATAATATAGTCAAGGAATTTATATTTAGTTTTGTCTATTTGTCTCATATATTTTCCATCACGTAGTTTATATAGTTTCATAATATTTACAAGTATATGTTCTTGTATATCGAATGGTAACGGTAACTTTGACACCACTTTTGCTTCCATTAAATATAAATAATAATATATACTATTTATATTTATGTTTATGTTTTAAGCTGGTTTATATGTTTATATGTTTATATGTTTATATAGTTAAATAAAAATATGAAGTTACATTTTCAGCGAAGTCGCAAGACAAGGTGAATCGTTGCCTCGGATTGTATGTTATAGTCAGCAAGCGTTCTACCATCTTCAAGCTGTTTTCCTGCGTGGATTAAGCGTTGCTGATCTGGAGGGATCATCCTCCCCTATGATTTCTCATAAGGATTAGACTGTATCTTAAGCTATCATTGAAGATGATTAGTCTTCTCAAGCCCATACCCGTGCGGTCGTTGAAGGAATACCGTGTCCTAATCATAACGGATTTAGGTATTTTACCCGCGGATTGCCCAATCTCAAGAGTTATTACGATATACTAGGTCATTACCCTGTATATTATTAAAGGTTTCCCAATAATAAGACGTATCTTGAGCTCTAAGGGGTTTCCCGTCATTATAAGGTATGTTGCATTTGTTCATCACAAACACTAGCCACTGAACTATGATTTATTTTAATATGTCTTTTCATACTATCTAAACTGCTATATAAGTTTTCACAATGAAGACATTTATGGAATTGACCCATTTCAATATGATTAACTTTTTCATGTCGTCTTCTCCCAGATGAATCAGAAAAGTCTAAGTCACATAAAGAACATTTAAATCTTTTATCCCATACTTGTTTTAAAACTTCTTCGCATTTTTTAACTTGTTGGATTTTATAAGGAATAATCATAAAAGGTCTAATATCTTCAATAAATTTAATACACTGATTATGATTTAACTGCCACTCATGACCCTTACATATTTTATCACTTGATGGTGATTTTCTTATTCTTTCACGAACATAACCACCCCATATTTTTTGACCAATATCAAGTGGTGTTCTGTCATTTTGAGCAATTGAAATTTTTAATCTATTTCTATTATGTATATCATTTGAAATACACCCTTCTCCTTCGTAAAACCCTGCAAACCATATTTTTAACTGTTGTTGGTCCATTGTATTTTATAGTATCAACGAGACATATCTCTAAATCATTTTGGATTTCAAATGTTTACCTACAACTAGAGCCAAAATAGTTGCAGCATGTGACTTTTAAAGGCATCTAAAGTTTACCTTCCTTGTCTTGAATCTTTGCTTTAACGGTGTCAATCGTATCACTACTTTCTACATCAAGGGTAATCGTCTTGCCGGTGAGCGTCTTGATAAAAATCTGCATTCTACTTAGATGTTGCTATAATATCTACATATATTTTATTTTTAAGTATATTTAAATAACTATAGTAATGGCGCGGGGAGGTTTTGATTTTGTTTTTCCAACTCCTCTTTGCGCTTCTTCTCTAAGTCATCAATAATTTTATTCGCTTCTGCCAGTTTATCATTTAGCTTAACTTTATTAGATTTACTTGAGGTCCATGATTTAGGTAAATCCGGATGTTTTTCTATTTTGAAATACTCCCGCTCTTTTGTATGCGACCTATCTATCCACTCGCGATAATATACAACATACTTTTTCATCATATGATGTTCTAAACCATTAGGTAGTGACTGGGCACTATGCTTTCTGTTTCGCTTTTTAGTGAAAGAAGTTTCAGTTTCGACATTTGACATCGATAATGATTATTATTATTATTATTATTATTATTATTTATAAGAATAAATTTAATTCCTATTTTTAATTTATAGTTTTAGATTATAAAAATAAAATATAAATGATGAAAAATATATTTGGTTTAGTAAATGATTTCTCGCAGCAAGAACAAAGAGAATTACAACAGTTTAAGGAGCAGTATGAGCGTAAACCTAACCACCTGATACATCTTCAGCAATCTAAGCAACCCGAAAAAATAAAAAATAAAAAAGATGTTTCTTCTATTTCTCCGGAATTAATTGAAAAAATGAATATTTTCTATAAACTGTTACATGCGGTATGCGGAATGTTAGATGAAGAAAAAATTCCATTTTATCTAGACCGCGGTACTCTTCTTGGATGTATTCGAGAAGGAAGGTTATTACTAAATGATACAAATGTAGACATAACAATACACTTATCAAAATGGGAAAAACTTGTCGACATAGACTTATCAAAACATGGTATCGTGTTGAAAACAAAAAATAATGAATTTCCTGATAATTACACTGGGAATTCATTGTCTGTTTACTTAGAAAATGAAAATCCCGAATATTATTGCAACATTTACGCGAACCCCGCATTTCCTATCTTAGACATAAGTGCAATGAACGATAGCTTATACCCTGTTCCTAAACAACCCGACTTATATTTAAAACAGTTATATGGTAACTGGACTGTTCCATCTAATATACATGCTGATACAAAATACCACCATAATAATGGGCTTATTTTGAGTGAATATAGAAAAAATTGGGACCTTAGGTATAACATATACAGGTGTAAATTTTAATACAGGAATAGGGGATACAGGAATACATTAAAATAAAATATAACATATAAGTAGTATAGTGTAATATGATTACACAATTAGGGGTAATAGTAATTATTATAACCACTGTATGCATTACTTTACTTTTTTGTATAGGACGCTGTATTGCGAAATATTTTAACATATGATATGTATGATGATATATATGATATATATGATATATATGATATATATGATATATATATGATACGTATGATACGTATGATATATAATATAGAAAATTGATATAAATAAATGGTGATATAATAAATAAGCACACAAACAAACAATCGTCTCAAAAAAATCGTCTTTAATGGCTGGCAAGAGCAAACCAGGAAATAAAGTAAAATCTGGAGCCAGTGGTGGTTCCGCGTTGAAGACTGCAATGTCTGCACAAAATAGCCAGGCGGCGCGTATTCGAATTCCGCAAACAATTGGATTACCGGGGCAAGTCGCCAACAATGCGGGAGGATATTCTTTCCATCTGCCTCTGGAACAAGAATGGATGAGATATTTAATTATTGGAAGCAAGTCGGATAATGGAAGTTACTATCAATGTGGAGGAGCAATTGCTACTACAATATCGCGTTGTATTATGGCGGCGGTTTCATCGGCGGCTACATGTGCGCATCTGATTCGGGATATCGTGGATGTTTCTGTGAAGGGGAGAGCACCTAAACAGGAGATGACGATGATGTCACTTGCCGCCTCGATTGTATTTCCTCCCGATAACGCTTGTAAAGCGCAGGCACTGGCGGCAGTTGGTCAAGTATGCCGTATCCCAACTCACTTATTTATGCTTGTACAATATATTCGGGACCTTTCGCAGGACAAGGCTAAACCAGGTAAGGGATTTGGTAAAGGTGTGCGACGGGCTTTGACGGAGTACTACACGTCTCGCGGAGGATTGGAGCTGGCGGTCCTGGTGACAAAATATAAAAATCGCGAAGGGTGGACACACGAGGATTTGATTTCGCTGCTCCATATCAACCCTGCAGAAATGAAAGATGATGGAGGGCGACTCGTATTGGAGTGGATTATGAAGAAGGACAAACCTGAGCGCAAGGTTGCTGCAAACCCTGCGAAGGGAATCGCGGCGACAACATTGCCCGCTAAAATGGAGAGGACTGAATTTTTGAAACGGCTGGCGGCGATTCCGACGCCGGACAGGGAGACTGGCGTGGCACAAGAGAGCAAAGGATTTATGAGAACTATTTCGAGTGCGATTGGGTCGGTTATGGGTGGTGGGGCTGCTGCTCTCTCCAAAGTTAGTTCTACGACGCCACCATCGCGCAGACTCGACGTGATGTTTGAAGTTATTCATCCAGATAGCCCGATGTCTGGTTCGTTGAAGCTCATGGTTCAAGACACCGAACCACTTCAAAACCTCAGGCAAACATTCATTGACATCGGAATTGGAACGAGTTTCGTGTTTCGCTACAATGGCGCTATCATTTCTTCGACAAAATCTTTGCGAGACATATCATACGACCCATCTAAGAAAATTTACTTGTGCGCAGGTGTTGAACCTGAGGTTGCAGCCCCCCTAGCCCTCCCAGCATCCGAACCTGAGGAAACACCAAAAAAAATTGACGAAGACCCTCTTATCTCGACAGCGCGATTTTTGAAAGCATTGGTAGAGTTGGCAAAAACCGGCGAAAAGAAAGATTTCGCCACCGCTGTTGCACTCATGGAAAAGAACAAAAAAATCCAGCGCGAACATTTGCCAACCGAGCTTTTAAATACACCGCAAATATGGAATACACTTTTGAGCGGAATGGGAATGACGGCGCTAGTTCGCAACCTTGGAAAACTATCGCAGGTCGGTATTGCATCTACAAGGTCACAGGATATTATTAAAATGCTGACTGACCCTAAGTCCGTGAAAGATTCGAAGATTCATCCGCTGCAAGTTTTGGTCGGAATGAAGACGTACTCGCAAGGAAAGGGCGACTTGGGCTCGATGACATGGATGCCAAATTCATACATTACAACCGCGCTCTCAACTACATTTCGCCAGGCATTCGGGAATATCACACCAACAGGAAAACGGTATATGCTTGGTTTGGATGTGTCAGGGAGTATGTCGTCATTTATGTGCGCTGGGGCAAAAAATATTACACCACGTGAGGGGTCGGTTGCGATGGCACTGATGACACTATATGCAGAGGGTGCGGAAAATGTTCACATCTATGGGTTCAGTAATACGTTTTACAATTTCAATGGGAAAGTTCGCCCCGACATGACGGTACAGGATGCGATTAAGGCGACGGATATGCCTTTTGGACCTACAGATTGTGCTTTGCCGATGACGGAGGCGTTGAAAATGTATCGTGCAAATGGGACTTTGTTTGATGTATTTTGCGTATATACGGACAGTGAAACATACGCGCCGACAGTCCACCCACAAGTTGCACTAGAAGTTTATCGCAAAGAAACGGGGATTGATGCGAAACTAATCGTGGTTGGAATGACGTCGAACTGTTTGACAATTGCTGACCCGAAGGATAAGAATACACTGAACTTGGCTGGATTTGATACATCGACACCGGAGTTGATTAGCATGTTTGTGCGGGGAGAGATTTAAAACAGCGGTAAAAAACTAAAGAATGGATAAATGTTGCATGTTGCATGTCGCATTTACACCATAGAGGTAGTTAACAATATTATTCTGACTCTAATTATATAAATAGAATATAAACGATATCATTAACCAATGTAAACAACCTAGGTAAACAATATATATAAACAATATAAAAAGACCTTCGCAATATTATGTAGCAATCACAGTCACAACCACAGTTACGAAAAATAGAATGGAAGCCGCAGATGTAGCTAGTGCGAGTATAAATTATACTGATGTCAATAAAAAATTCCAAGAACTGACGTCAATATTTTACACTACCAGGGGATGTATGATTTTAACATTGAACGACACATTTTCAAAACATTTTATTGCATCTCATCCAACCTTACAGTGGAATGAGGAGTATAATCGTCACGCAGAAGCAGTAGTATTAACTGCTAAAATTAATATAATTATTTTTGGACAACCGTTTGAGGTTTATCTGCATCGTCCTATAAAACAAATTCATCGCTGGGAGTATGAATATTTTTTTGGATTTGGTGGACATAACGCGGGATTTTCTCATGATAGAATCATCCTTACATTTTCGGAAACATTTAATAAAGATATTGATGTTGAATATTTACTAATGACGGGGACATTATATCAAGGCGGTGATGAAGACGATGTAAGCGATGAAGCCGTATGCTGTATAATCGATGAAAAATATGTTAAAAATGCTCTAAAGTTGTTAGTTATTGGAGGTTATGTAAAACAGTGGAGTGCTTTTAATTATTTTAAAAAATGGTTTAAGGACCGTGGATTTAATGTAGAAATTGAAGAAAATAACTCTAATAAGTTTGCATCATTTATTTTTGAGGATTACAATGAAAAAAGTAGTTAATTTATATACTTACTTAAATGTAGTTGGAAATATTTTCTTTAATATAAAATTATAAACTAAAATAGAATATATAGCCCCAAAAACTATATCAGTAAAAACATGTTGAGTTGTTGTCATACAACTTATCGATATTAATATAGGAATTAATATGGCTGGAGTATAACCAATAACATTTTTTAATAAATAAAATGAATACATTGCAAAAGCAACATGTGCGGATGGACAACAATTATTTCCGTAAGCATCTATAGTTTGAGTTTTTTGTAAAAAATATTTATCTGTTTTCATGCGTTGTTCGATTTCATTTGGGAATAAATACCATATAATAGATAATCCCGTCATCATAATTATTCCACCAAGGATTATAAATGCAAAATGTTTGTAATCACGAATACTTATTACAATTAAACCAAAAATGAAATAGTATATAAAGTTGTAAATATATACCCAGGTATCATTTTCTCCAAAAATACTATAAAAAATTTTATCTATTTTTGTTTTTGGTATAATTTTTTCTTTTCTTAGCTTATTTTTTTTAGTCCAAAAATATTGTTGGTACACACCAATTACAAGATAAACTAATAGTATAGTTAAAATATAGTAGTCCTGTAGTTTTAAACTTGACTTTACTGGATAAGGAACATGTAAACGTATATTAAAAAATATATATGGAATAATAATAACCACTACAACTAACATTAAAACTAAGTCTATTGAAAAATTTCCATGATGTATTTTTATATCATTTGGATTTGTAAAAGGCTCAAGAGTATTTCCTAACATTCACCTGTTTCAATATAAATAAAAAATAATTATATATTTTCTGTATAATATATTTTTTTCAAAAGTGGTTAAAACTAAAAGATGGGTCGCCTGTAATTTGGCGAAGAACATGATTCGTATACGCCATCGCAACTGCGTCTGCTTCATAGTAGTTCCAATATATGTCCGGGATTCTTAGATCCGTACGGCTTTGATTACCCGCGCATATGACATTTCTAAAGTTTGTTATCGTACATTGTAATGGATACCGCGGATAATCATTTTTAACAAACGTACCCTTGAATTTTTGGTGTGCATATTCGGGGCGTTTTTCTTGAATCAGGTATGTCTTTCCAGGCACAAGGTC